ATTTTCTGTAGTAAAGGAAATGTTGCTGACTTGCTTAAAAAAGAAAATCTCGCTGTTGACTATGATGGTGGGAAAAAAACTAAAGTATGGGGAGAATAACATGCAAATATCACAAGAAGGTTTATCGTTAATTAAAAAGTTTGAAGGATGCGAATTAAAAGCATACCACTGCGCCGCAGGAGTTCCTACAATCGGGTATGGATCTACTCATGGTGTATCTATGGATATGGAGATTACTCAAGAAGAAGCTGACGAATTGTTAATGGAAGACGTGGCTAAGTTTGAAGAAGCTGTCACCAGAGCAGTAAAAGTGCCACTTTCACAAAATCAATATGACGCAATAGTTTCTTGGACTTTTAATTTAGGGCCATCAAATTTAAGTAGTTCAACCATGCTTCGTGTTTTAAACGAAGAAAAATATGACGAAGTTCCAGCACAAATTAAACGCTGGAATAAGGCTGGCGGGAAGACACTCCAGGGACTTATTAGAAGAAGGGATGCGGAAGCCTTACTATTCGAGGGTAAGGAATGGCACGAAGTATAGCGATATGTAATACTACACCTAGGCCTAATACGCTTAGAGCTGAGTTGCATAAAATATCGTCGCTACCTTGTTTCTCAGCTCGATTATGAGTGAAGTATCTTTTAAAGATTTTGATATTTTATCTGAGCAAGACAAGGCTGAGGCTGTTGCCTTATTGCATAGATATGATCAATTAGAAAAACAAGATGGTTGTCAACAAGACTTTATAACTTTTATAAAACACATGTGGCCCGACTTTATTGAAGGATCCCATCATAAAATTATTGCTGAAAAATTCAATAAAATTGCCGATAACAAACTTAAAAGATTAATAGTTTGCCTACCGCCTAGACACTCTAAGTCTGAATTTGCATCAACTTTTTTCCCTGCCTGGATGATGGGCAGACGTGGCAATTTAAAAATTATACAAACAACTCATACAGCTGAACTAGCTGTTAGGTTCGGCCGTAAAGTAAGAAACATAATAGACAGCGAAGATTATCAACATGTTTTTCCAGATCTCCAACTACAAGCAGATAACAAATCAGCTGGCCGTTGGACAAGTAACCAAGAAGGTGAGTTCTTTGCAGCTGGTGTTGGTGGTGCTATTACAGGTCGTGGTGCGGATCTATTGATTATTGATGATCCACATTCAGAACAAGATGCGCTATCTCCGAAAGCATTAGAATCAGCTTACGAGTGGTACACATCTGGTCCAAGACAGCGTTTACAGCCTGGTGGAATTATTGTGATAGTAATGACTAGATGGAGCACAAAAGATCTGGTTGGTAAAGTATTAAACAAACAAGGCGATGAAAACGCAGATCAATGGGAAGTCGTTGAGTTTCCTGCAATCTTACCAGATTCTGAAAAACCTTTATGGCCAGAATTTTGGAAAAAAGAAGAGTTGCTTGGTGTTAAAGCCTCATTACCTATATCTAAATGGAATAGCCAGTGGATGCAAAATCCAACAGCTGAGGAAGGATCTATAGTTAAAAGAGAATGGTGGAATAGATGGGAAGACGCAGATGTGCCATCTTATTCTTATGTAATACAAAGTTATGACACAGCTTTTTCTAAAAAAGAAACAGCCGACTATTCAGCTATAACAACCTGGGCAATATTTAATAGAGGTGACGAACAAAACGATGAAATTATACTTTTAGATGCAAAAAGAGTGAGGTTTGACTTTCCAGAGCTTAAAAAACTTGCTCTTGAAGAATACAGATACTGGGAACCAGATTGTGTGTTAATTGAGGCAAAAGCATCTGGAACACCGCTTACACACGAACTTAGACGTATGGGCATACCTGTTACTTCATACTCACCGAGCAGAGGACAGGACAAAGTAGCCAGGATGAATAGTGTTGCACCTATATTTGAGTCTGGAATGGTATGGGCACCAGAAGATGATTTTGCAGAAGAGGTTATTGAAGAAATGGCATCATTTCCGTTCGGTGATTATGACGACTTTTGCGATAGTGCTACAATGGCTTTAATGCGTTTCCGTCAAGGTGGTTTTATATCATTGCAAGAAGACTACCAGGATGAAATTAAGTTACTAAAAAAGAACAGGACGGTTTATTATTAAGACATACGCAACAACTTTTAACTGGGATGGAATTGAATATTCTGGACCACTAATACATGCAGAAGATTTTACACAAGCTAAAATCATAGCAGAATACCACGGCCTTTTGATTGATGGCGAATTAGAGGCTATTATAGGAACAGAAGTGGAACTGAAAGCAGATCCACGAAACAGGGTGTTACATTAATTATGGCTATAGATAAATTAGGAACAAACGAAGATCCAGATATAAAAGTACAGGGATCTTCTGTAGAAATCGTACCAGATACTACAAGAGACGAACAAATTGCAGCAGCAGCACAAATTTTGGTTGATGATGAAGAAATACTTTTAGACCAAGAAATACAACAAGAGTTGGCACCACAAATGAGTTTTGATGCTAATTTAGTAGACTTTATAGATGAAATCACACTTGAAAAAATAGCAAGCGATTTACTTAGCTCAATTAGAGGCGATAAACAATCAAGATCTGAATGGGAAAAAACATACTCAGATGGACTCAAATACTTAGGTATGAAGTTTGATGAAACAAGATCACAGCCTTGTGAGGGATCCTCTGGTGTGGTGCACCGAATTTTGGCAGAAGCTGTAACTCAGTTCCAGGCACAAGCATATAAAGAAATGTTGCCAGCTAAAGGACCAGTAAAAACAGAAATCATTGGCGCTCGTACTATTGAGACTGAAAACCAAGCTGAACGTGTCCAAGAGTTTATGAATTATTACATAATGAATAAAATGGATGAATATGATCCAGAGCTTGATCAAATGCTTTTTTACCTACCACTAGCTGGTTCTTGTTTTAAGAAAGTTTATTTTGATTTTGTTTTAAATAGAGCTGTATCTAAATTTATAGCTCCAGAAGATCTTATTGTTCCTTATGAAGCAGCTGACATGAGTTCAGCTGAAAGAATTACACATTCTATAACTATGTCTGCGAATGAAATTAAAAAACAGCAAGTATCTGGGTTTTATGCAAATGTCGACATAGGATCTGGCGGCATATCAGAAGATATGAGCGATATAGACGAAGCAATTGATGAAATACAAGGCATATCACCCTCTTATAAAGAAAACAGAAACAGAACCGTTTATGAAGTACACACTGTTTTAGACATAGAAGGCTTTGAGGATATTGATCAAGAAGGAATGTCAACTGGCCTTAAATTACCATATATAGTAACTATTGAAGAAGACTCAGAGCAGGTTTTATCTATAAGAAGAAACTATGTAGAAACAGATCCATTTAAAAATAAAATTAATTATTTTGTACAGTATAAGTTTTTACCTGGACTTGGTTTTTATGGGTTAGGTTTGTCACACATGATCGGAGGACTTTCAAAGGCCTCTACATCTATTTTAAGACAACTTATTGATGCTGGAACACTAGCTAATTTACCTGCTGGTTTTAAGGCAAGAGGCATGAGGATCCGAGACGAGGACGAGCCATTGCAACCAGGTGAATTTAGAGATATTGATACCACAGGTGGATCTTTAAGAGAAAATTTAATACCGCTACCAATAAAAGAGCCAAGTAATGTTTTAATGCAGCTTCTTGGTATTTTAGTAGATTCTGGCAAGCGCTTTGCTGCTATAGCAGACATGAATGTCGGTGACATGAATCAAGCTATGCCAGTAGGCACGACTGTAGCTTTGTTAGAACGTGGCACCAAAGTTATGAGTGCTATTCATAAAAGACTACATTACGCACAAAAAATTGAATTTGGTTTATTAGCAAAAGTATTTAGTGAGTATTTACCTCCTGTTTATAACTACCAAGTAGGTTCGGGACCAGGTGAAATAAAACAACAAGATTTTGACGATAGAGTTGACATAGTACCAATCTCGGATCCTAATATTTTTTCACAAAGCCAAAGAGTTACTTTAGCTCAAGAACTTTTACAAATGGTGCAATCAAACCCAGAAATACATGGTCCTTTAGGTATTTATGAGGCTTACAGAAGAATGTATGCAGCTCTCGGTGTAGACAATGTTGATGCTTTGTTACAACCACCGCCAGATAATACGCCGAAACCACAGGATGCAGGCTTAGAAAATGCTGGTTTATTGATGGGCCAACCTGCCCAGGCTTTTCCAGAACAAAATCATCAAGCGCATTTAGATACGCACAAAAGTTTATTTTTAACTACTATTGTCAAAGAAAGTCCGCAGGTGCAAGCGCTTATAATTTCTCACTGTATGCAACATTTGCAATTTATGGCCATGCAACAAGCACAAGAACAAATGCCACCAGAAATACAACAACAAATCCAACAAATTCAAGGACAAATGCAACAAGTTTCTCCAGAGGAAGCGCAACAAATCCAACAACAAATACAAATGGTTACAGAACAATTTAGTGCCCAGATTATGGCTAAACTTGCAAATGAGTTTTTACAATCCATTGGTATGGGATCTGGTGAAGATCCATTAGTTGACATTAGAAACCGTGAATTAGATCTTAAAGATAAAGAGCTAAATATGGAATCTGAGCAGTTTGTAGCCAAACAAGGTCAAAGACAGCAAGAAAAAATGATGGACGGACAATTGCAACAAGAAAGGATAAATGTGCAAAAAGAAATAGCAGATGATAAACTTGGGGTTGCTTTAGATAGACTTAAACAAAATGCTGATTTAAAGTTATTTGAATTAGAAAATAAAATTCGAGGAATATTATGACAACATCTTACAAATTAGAAGCACAAAAAAAATTAAAAGCTGAAAAAAAACAATTGCGTGAGCAAGAAGCTATTGAATTAAAACAGCAACAAGAGGCAGAAGATAAAGCACACCAAGAAAATATGGCTAGAATCGAAAAGAAAATAGCAATTATTAATGGTGAAGTGCCAGTAGAAGAAAAACAAGTTGTTAAAAAAACAACAACAAAGAAAAAATCTACAGTAAAAAAACCAGTTGCAAAGAAAAAAACAACAACTAAAAAAGCAACCAAGAAAAAAACTAAATAGATTATGGATGAAATAGCTGTTTTAGACAGTATCAAAAAATCAATCTCCCAAAGAGAACAACAGATACAAGAAACTTTGATGTCTGGTGGACTAAAAGATATTGAACATTATAAATATTTGCAAGGAGAGCTCAGTGCTTTATACTATATTGCAAACGAAATAAGTGACATGGGAAAAAATATATGACGAATATTAAAGAAAATAACGTAATGGCTAAAAAGGTAGCAGAAGCATACGTTGAACCAGACTCAGTGGTTTTAGATCCAGAAAAATTAGATCAATCAATTTTAGATCGTATGCCGCAACCAACAGGATGGAGAATGTTGGTGTTACCTTATGCTGGTAAAGGCAAAACAGATGGCGGTATTATACTTACAAAACAAACAACTGATCGTGAGGCATTGTCTACCGTTGTAGCTTATGTGGTAAAAAAAGGACCGCTTTGCTATAACGATAAAGCAAGATACGGAGATTCACCCTGGTGTGAAGAAAAACAATGGGTTTTAATCGGACGCTACTCTGGTTCGAGATTTAAACTTGAGGACGGTGCAGAGGTTCGCATTATCAATGATGATGAAGTGATTGCCACCATACTTAATCCAGATGATATAGTGAGCTTATGACGATAGAGAACGAACAAAATCAAATTCAACCAGAAGTTGAAGATATTGAGGTAGAAGTAACTGAATCTGAGTCAGAGGTGCAAAGTGCCTCTAGCGACGACGAACTTGAAAATTACACAAAAAGTGTAAGTAAAAGAATTAATAAACTTAATGCTAGAAACAGAGCTGCTGAAGAAAAAGCAGCTGCATTAGAAGCTGCATTGCAACAAAGAGAGGCTGAAGTACATGCTTATTACAATCAAGCGGTGCAATCACACCAAAGTTTACTTGCAAAAGAAGAAGAAACAATAAGCATTAAAGAACGTGAAGCTAATGAACTTTTTAAAAAAGCTCATGCTTCTGGTGACGCTGATCTTATTACTAAAGCTGATAGCTTAAAAAATGAAGTTGCAATTCAAAAAGAAAAAGTAAGAATTGCAAAACAAAGACAAAACGATGCG